CTTTCTTCCCTTTGGACAGTGCCTCCAACATGTTTTCCATAGTTTCTGCTACTCCAACAACAGTAGCATCAGAAAGAACTCCTTCTACAAACTCATACCCCTCGAATTCTTCATTGTAAATTAGAAATTTATTACTTTCAGATAATCTCTTTTCAAAGGATTCATTTGTTGCTCCAACGAACAAACTTCCATATTTAGATGGATCTAGTTCAGCATTTTCAAAAGCCTTTGGTAATATCCTCCCCATACGATCAAAAGCACTAACCGTATCCTCTCTAGCCTTATCAGACTCAAACGCTCCATTCTCTATAGTTGCTCCTGCTGGAAGAGCCTGACTTACCTTTTCAGTTTTGGTCTTGTCGGTATCGCCACCTTCCTCTGATCCTATTAACATGGTGATGACTTTTTTTAAAAGTTTGGAATCATTAGATGCCATAGTTTTTTTCATTTCATCCCAATTAACATAGGTTCTATTCACCGATAAAGATCCGGTATCAGGGTTAAATTTGACAGGGATCTGCGAAGGCACGGTGCCCTTATCTTTAAAGCCATTAACCATGACATCTGGGTTTGCCGTGCTTATATTCGCTGCGGCTAATACATCATTAGCAGCTTTAAATCTATTAGGATCAACTGCTTCAGCCTCTAATAGTCTCAAAGACCTATCATGAACCCTACTAAAACTTTCTAATAACTCTTTGAAAAAATCCATAATTTATAATAGACAAATAGCCTTCTCCTTATATTTAGGAAGAAGGCTAGTTGAAATTAGGACTTAGATTTGGTTGAGCTAGTCTTAGGGAGTTCTTCATTCCCCTTACCATTAGCATCAGAAGCTTCAGCAGCACCCTCAGACACGATGGACCGTAAGTTTTGCATAAGGGATCCAGCAACCAGGGTAAGTAGAGCAGATGCCACACTTACGTGCTCATCTTGGATAGCTCCCGTACCTAACATAATTATAAAGCCACCAATCAACAGCACTAATAAAAGTGGTGTAGTCAGTGCGATATTTGTACGAGCTTTTTCACTTGCACTTTGCCGTAATCTAATCTTAGCAAGCTCTAATTTAGCAGCAGCATTTTCACGCGCAACTATAGCTTTGTACTTAGCTTCGGTCTCACGAGTTTCCTCGCGTTTCATTCGGAGAGCGGCTCTTTCATCTTTCACGATAAAGGTAGCCCCCTCGCTAGAAGGTTCGTCAAGATCTGCATGTTTGTGTGGCATGGATGCATTTCCTTAAATCAGATTAAAGACTACCGAAGTAGCCTTTAAGTTTTAGTTGGATTAGTCTAAGTTAGCTTACGCCTAGGCAAGCCCACCAGCCGTTATCTACCTATCGCGTTCAGGGCCGAATCAATCGTTACTACTTGTTCATAATTAATGAAGTCGTAACGGAAAGTTACTTCGATGGTCGCAAACTCATTTGTAGCATAGTTCTTTTCAGAGAATTTAACGCCCGTAGGAAATACTCCGTATAAGCCTACGATACCTACAGGTTGGTTGTTGGTGTCAAGCTCAACGATTTCTAACCTAATTGCCTTTCGCAGGGAACCAGCGTAAGCCTTTTGTGCGCCATCCCCTGTCAAAGGATTATAAGTTGTCGTAAACCATTCCCACAAAGCAGGCGTTGTTCCGGCTGTCAATTGGTTATCAAAGGTTATTGTAAGGGGTTCTGGAGTGAACTTACCAGGGTAGTAGACCTTATCATTTAGACGGTCAACAACAATATCATCAGTCGCACCTCCAATAGGACTTACTTGCTTTGCAGCAGTAGTAAGTTGGAGTGATGCGCCAGACCTTCGGCCAGCAGTTGGAGTAGTTGGAAGAACAAAACGACACTCAAATTGATAGGATCTAACCGAGTCAAGCCCTGTTGAAATCGTAGGCAAGTTTTTGCCCGCGGTGAAGTTGACGTTATCACCGGTTCTTCTAATCGCGTTTTTAAGTAATGATTGGTTTGTCATGGTATTTATTAGTTAAAAGTAGCTGATTGACTCGTAAGATTAACTTCGAATACGATTGTTTCAGCAGCCTTAGTAGGTTTAATTTGCACTGAGCACCAAAGCTCATTTCTATCAACTCTCGCAGGAGTATTCATACTTGAGTCACACCTGACAACACCTTCAATAATCGCTCTCCTTGCAAGAAGATCACTAATGAAAGGATTGATCGCATCCTCAACTTGAGTCCAAGTGATTTCGTCATTAGGCTCAAATTGGAACGGCTTACCAAGCTCAAGCAACACCTTACGGATGTAAATCATCAGTCTGCGAACGTTAACTCTATCAAGGGCAGTCGCTGCTCTTTGAGTAGTTCTTTGACCGAAGATTGTAATGCCCGTAGTAATGTCATTCGCAATTGGGTTTATTGAGTTTGAGTATAGAGCGTCTCTGTCGCTTTGGTTAAGGCGAACCTCTGTATTGGTAGGTTTGGTTAGGCGACCTCTTCTAAACCCAGCAGGGGCGAACCAAGGCTCTGCAACAGAGTCTGTGAAGACACACTGCCTAGCGGCAAAGATAGAGGGATCATACCATTGTTCCGCTGCTGCAAAGGAATTAAACACTTGAACCCAAGGCCAGTAAGTTGCCGCGTAAGAAGAGTTTAAAGCAGCAGATCGAACTTCTCCATCTTGCCCGTTAGCCCACTTAATAGCATCTTGAACTTCACCAACTCCATAAGGAGCAGCTACAATAGCGAAGAAGTTCTTAGAAGTTTCAGCTAGGCTAATGAATGCGTTTTGAACAGCATCGTCGGTGATTCCTGGAATGAGACCAATTGAAATGTTTAAAGTGTCATCATCAAGGGCATACATTCCCGATTTAAGAGCAGCAGTGCCAATCAATGAGCTAGCGGCATCCGCACCGCTATCACCACCAGCTAGACTGTATGTTGCTTCGATAGCCTTTACGAACCTAGGAGTTCCGCCACTAGCACTTTCGCCGTTGCCAACGAACCCAGCTAATGTAACCTTCGATCCAAATTGATTTGGAGCAACATAAGATACGCCATCCTTTTCAAGATCTGCAAATACGTATTGTGATTGATTATTGATCACATCTGAATTTAATACGTTTTCAAGGGAGTTTGTACTGGAAGGGCTAAGTTCAAGATCATTGAAAGATTCAACTTGTGCCCCGTCATTATTAATAACTATACGATCTCTAGTGGAAACATTATCAACTTCAATTGAAACACCTCGCGTTGCACCAGCGTTAGTAAGAGAAAGATTATAGCCTGTACCTGGGTAGATTGAGTTAACAACCAAGTCCACGTTTGAAGCAGTAAATCCACTTACAGTAATGTCAGCACCTGCACCACCAGACTTAGCATCGCCACTGACATTTAGTGAAGAGAAACCAATCCCGAAACCACTAACGGCAGAAACTTGAAGCGTAGCACCGGAACCAGCATACTTGGAAGCTAAGTATACGTCAGTCCCATCTACATAAGCAAATACGTTTTGCGAGCCAAGCACCGCCGGATTAAAAGCAGATTCAAAGATTTGAGCTTTAGTAGTATTAGCCGTAGATCTTACAAGATCAACAGTTCCCGTCTCTGTAAGAGTACCTGCATTGTTTTTAACTGAGTAATAGATTGACGAAACACCATCCGAGGGGACATAACCACTTACATATACAGCAGGGGAAGCTCCTACGCCCACATTAGCCGAAGCGTAAGCGGTGGCTTTAGTAGAGTCAATACCTCTAACAAAGTAAAGTTGGTTGGTAGCTTCTAGAATTTCAAGAGCACCCTCAAGACCTTGACCCGGAAGCCCAGTTTCTGGTCTACCAAAGATCCTAATAAGATTTTCTTGACTAGTAATGAGGGTAGCCTCATTAATAGGACCTTTATTAGCGAAGCCTACTAAGCCTACTACACTTGAATCAACATTCGGAGCGTATACCGAAATATCGTTTTCAAGAACTACAACAGATGGACTGGTTGGTATTGCCATGATTAATTACTCTTTGGGCTTTTAAACCTTTTAGGGGGTGATTGAATTACAGGAGATGGGATTGAATCAGGAGTGGAAGTTAACTTAATCATTCTCCGATGAACTAAGTTTTCCGCAACCCTACTTCGCCAGGAATTAGGAACTTCAATTTGCTTTTTAGGTGCTAAGAAAATATGCTTGATACCCTTAGGCGTTTTAAACGGAAGAT